TCATCAAACATTTTCTTTATACCATTCGTAAGTTGATTGAATACCATCACGAAGAGTAATCTTTGGTTCCCAACCAAGAGACTTAATTTTATCTACATTCATAACCTTTCTGGGTGTTCCATTAGGTTTAGATGTATCCCATATAATATCACCATTAAATCCAACTACATCAGAAATTGTCTCTGCGAGTTCTTTAATAGTTACATCCTGACCAGTGCCAACATTCAAATGTTCTGCACCATCATACTTCTGCATTGCAACATGACATGCTTCGGCAAGGTCATCAACATGAAGAAACTCTCTCATAGGAGATCCATCACCCCAAAGAGTAACCTCACCATTTGACTCATGAAACTTTCGAATCATTGCTGGAAGCACATGAGAAGAATTTAGATCAAAGTTGTCATTGGGACCATAAAGATTGGTTGGCATCAATGAGATGGCATTGAATCCATGCTGTTGGCGATATGCTTGGCACATCATAATGCCAGCAATCTTTGCGATTGCATATGCATCATTAGTGGGTTCTAACTTCCCACTCATCAAAGATTCTTCAACAATTGGTTGTTCTGCTAGTTTCGGATAGATACAAGAAGATCCAAGGAACAACAGTTTCTTAGCACCAAACTTATAGGCATTCTTGATAATGTTAGTTTGAATTTCTAGATTATCAGTAATGAAGTCTGCCTTATACTCTTTGTTTGCCATGATGCCACCAACCTTGGCAGCAGCAACAAAGACATATTCTGGTTGAACTTTTTTGAAGAAATGTGCGGTTTGAATTTGACTCGTAAGATCAACATCATCACGAGTCACAGGAATAACATTTGTATATTCCTTGCTTTTTAGATTTCTAACGATTGCGGATCCCACCATCCCTCGGGCACCCGCAACCACAATCTTAGAATCACTGTCCATAGATACACATATCCTCAACTAATTGTTTAAAGGAAGTCTTAGGTTCCCAACCTAGTTTTTCCTTTGCCTTAGAGGCATCACCTAATAAAGTCTCTACTTCAGCAGGTCGGAAATATTTAGGATTCACATCGATGACCTTTCTGCCAGTATTTTTATCAATACCAACTTCATCAAGTCCTTCACCTTCCCAAACAATTTTCATTCCAAAGTAAGGTGCTGCTTCATTTACAAAATCACGAACAGAATACTGAACACCAGTAGCAATCACATAATCGTCTGGTTCATCCTGCTGAAGCATCAACCACATCGCTTCGACGAAGTCTTTCGCGTGCCCCCAATCCCTGCGTGCATCAAGGTTTCCGAGAGATAATACGTTCTGTTCCCCAACTGAAATACGGGACAATCCTCTGGTAATTTTGCGCGTAACAAACGTCTCCCCTCGTCGGGGACTTTCATGATTGAAAAGAATTCCAGAACTTGCATGTAATCCATAAGACTCACGATAATTTTTTACAATCCAGTAACCATAAAGTTTGGCAACACCATAAGGGGAACGAGGATAGAACGGTGTCGTTTCCCTTTGAGGAACTTCCTGAACGAGACCGTAGAGTTCGGAAGTAGACGCCTGGTAAATACGTATCCGATCTTCCAAACCAAGAAGACGAACCGCTTCAAGAATGCGTAGAGTTCCCATAGCATCCACATCACCAGTGTATTCAGGCATCTCAAAGGATACTTTGACATGACTCTGAGCACCAAGATTGTAAATTTCATCTGGTTTTACCTGTTGAATAACTCTTACAAGATTAGTCGAATCAGTGAGATCACCGTAGTGTAAATTAATACGATCATAAATGTGGTCAATACGATGAGTATTAATCAATGAAGCACGTCGAACAATACCATGCACTTCGTATCCTTTTTCAAGAAGTAGTTCTGCTAGATAAGAACCATCTTGACCTGTAATACCAGTAATTAATGCAACTTTCATAGAATCTTTTGTGCGTATTGATTTACAATTTCAATTTCTTTTTGGAGACCATTGTTCATGCCAATATTAGATTCTGGATTATAACCAAAAACAGTGTTATACATTGGGTGAGCACAGAATCCATTATCAATATAATAACACTTTTTGTTTTGAGCGTTCTTATATTCACTTAGTGGCACTTCATCAAATCCATCATTTGGTAATTGAAGCACGTTTCTCCACTCTTCAGTCCTGAAAGCAAAAACATTATTTGTAAAATAAGGACGATCAAATTCTTTAATTGAATAATCGTGCTTTGCAAGAAATCGATCCATCGTGTTCAGAATATAATCATTGAGAAGCAATTGTGCCTCAATAGAAATACGAACAGGGTGAATCCCTCTGTAATAGTGATTGATATTTCGCACACCTTGATAGAACTCTTCAGAGTTCCAGGTCTCTGCATCAACAGTGTGCTTATTCAGAGAACTATAATCAACTCCCCAAATATTGTTGGGCATTGTTCGATTAAGGAACAAAGTATAGAGTTGATTCTTAACTTCTTCTTCCTCAATATATGCTTCAATAAACTGATCCACAAGAGGAATGTTTGTTGAAACAAGAGGAGAGAAGATAAGAGTCTCTGGATCATCAAGAATATGAATGTTCTCAATGAAGTAATCCCAAACATGACTACTCATAAAGCAGTCTTCGTCCAGTTTAATTGAATATGGATTGGGATCATTACTTGCCATCTTTGCTTTGGCAAGATAGTTCCCATTGTAAGGAAAAATAATAACCTGACAAGCAATTTCTGGATCCAGGTAATCTGCCCAGTTCGTATCATTAGTTGCAAGAATATTAACTTTGATCTTCTTTTTATTTTCTGGTTTGATATTATTCAGAAAATGAGATGTTAATTTCCAATATTCAATTGGTCTTGCATGGGGCAAATAGTCAATTGTAATCATTGTTTTTAGTATACCAAGAAACTGTTTTTTCTAAACCGATGTCCAGGTTATATCTAGGTGACCATCCGATCTCGGTTTTTATCTTCGATATATCAGTAGAATATCTACGATCATGACCAGGACGGTCCTTCACATATTCTATCATACTTTCATCTTTATTCATGATAGAAAGGATTCTCTTAACTAAATCTAGGTTAGTAATTTCACACTCTCCACCGATATTATATTTTTCTCCAACCTTACCATATCTCCAGACATCGATCAGTGCTTCACAATGATCCTGAACATATAACCAATCACGAATCTGTTGCCCATCACCATAAACAGGAATCTTCTTATCCTGAAGAAGATTTGTAATGATCTTGGGAATCAACTTTTCTCGATATTGTCTTGGTCCATAGTTATTAGAGCAGTTCGTAATCATAACTGGCAATCCATATGTATTATGGAAAGCGTTCACAAAGTGATCACTTGCTGCCTTTGATGCCGAATATGGATTCCTAGGATCATACTTTGTATCTTCAGTGAAAGATCCTTCGGGAATGGAACCAAATACTTCATCAGTAGAGATGTGTTGGAATCTTTCAACTTCGGTTGCAAGACTTGCATTCAGAAGATTAATCGTTCCAACAATATTACTTTCTACAAATGGCTTGCAGTCCTTAATAGAATTGTCTACATGACTCTCTGCAGCAAAATGAAATACTGTCTTTGGTTTGAACCTTGAAAAAATATACCTTACCTGATCTTCATCAAAAAGATCGCACTCTTCTAAATGAAACTGTGGTCCAGCAGGAATATATTTTTTATTTGATGCATAGGAAAGTTTATCAATAACAACAACTCTATCTTCCGTGATAGAAGTTAAATGATGTAAGAAATTGCTACCAATAAAACCTGCACCACCTGTTACTAATATTGTCATTTTTGATTATATTTTTCTAAAATTTCTGGAGAATATTGAGTAATCTCTTTGATATTCTTTTCCTCTCTCTTTGCTTTCTCTAACTCATAAACTCGATTTCTAAGTTCTGTGGTTGAGTATTGATGTCTTCTCTTGTGATAATAGATCTCAACATCATTATCAATACAATATTGTTTACCAGTAAAGTCAATATCTTTATACTCTTCACTCAAAAATCTAATATGAAACGTTTGAGTTTTAATTAAATTGAGTAGATCTGCTTCCGTATCATACACAAGGATTTCATCAACGTATTTACATCCTTGCACTTGAGCATATCTTTCATAGATTGATTGTGCTGGTTTATTCTTCAAACCAGGTCTATCAATAGATGGATCAACTTGAAGTGCTACTTTTAAGTAATCACACATCTCTCTTTCCATCTTGAGCATTGTAACGTGCCCAGCATGAAAAAGATCGAAACAACTGCAATTAAAACCGATTTTCATATTGGTAATTCTTTCTTTTATTATACTAAAAAAGGACGGTTTGTGCAACCGTCCTATTAGGTCTTTACATGCACGCCACTTGCTCTTTGACCAGAAGCAAGAAACTGGGCGGGAGTATATACCCCATCCGCACCACTTGCTCTTGAGAGAAGCAAGAAACTCACATTAGGGTCATAATTGACTCCACCACCTAGTTTTAAGAACTAGGAAACTTCGGGATTGAAGGGGGACCTTCACCGACCAGGGCAGGTTTTAAGTCACTCCGCGACTTGATATGGTGATTCCACATCATCTTTTACATAGGCAGGAACACCATCGGGATCTAACCAGCATGTATAATCATGGTCTTCCATAGCAAGCATTAGTTGCATTTCGTTGTCGCAGAGATACATGTCTCTGTAACGTCCAGTGTATGAATCAACCTTTTGAATACGACAGTCTGGTTTTCCGTTGATTTCCAGTTTACCAACCTGAATATAACGATAAGGAAACCGCTCCATAAGAACGGTTGGTTTTTTAACCACTTGCATCAGGCAACCTCAACAGTCTCAAGATCAGCGTAAATCTGTTCCATCAACATTTCATAATCATCAAGAGGGTCTCCTGAAAAAACAACACCGTTGTTTTCATAGAAGCGGCGAACCTTTTTGAAAAGTTTCGGATTCTTTACATCAAGGAAAATATCGCCATTGGCAGCAGCACGGAGAGTGCTGAGATCTTTCTTGAATTTTTCAGTCAGTGCCATTGTTGTGTTTGGTTTACCCTTGTATTATAAGGTTTGAATGATATTTAGTCAAGAATGCCAGTCTCGGAACTGGCAATCGGAATGATAGGATTCGAACCTACGGCCACTCGCTCCCAAAGCGAGTGCTCTACCAAACTGAGCTACATTCCGAAACGGTAGTTCCT